TCTTTTTCACCCCAATTCAAAGGAGAAGCCATTACTCGCTTGCTACCAATACCGTAGTAAAAGCGCATTTCAGTAAAAGGCATTGATTTGTTGTACTTAGAAGGTACAACACGAATTACTTGTTTACCTACACTAGGTTTCCAAAAGAGGTTTTTACGGTCACCTCCACCGTTGTTGCTTGATTGATTTTGAAGTTCATTCAAGCGCTGTTTGATTGCGTTCAAATCCATGTTTTAAAACTTTTTAAAATTAACTTGTTAAATATAAGAACTGATTTTCAGATTACCAAATTAAAGTTCGATAATCTTGTAAATTTTGGTTTTTAATTGCTTTAATTCGTCGTGTTGAGTAAGTAAAATTGTATTTCTATAATGCTGCCATTGGATTGGGAATTTAGTATCTACTACCCCTCCATTTAGGCGCTTAATTAATTCATTTAAGGCATTAATAGTATACAATGTATTTGAGTCTTTCTTCCTATGTACCATAATGGTATTTTCAGGCAGAGAGTTAACATTACCTTGTTCGATATTGTAAGTACAAACATATTCATTATTGCTCTTAACTTGGAGAACAAAAATTTTATTGTACAAGATGCTATATTGTGTAGTGATACGTTCCAACAAACCGTCTAAGTCCTCTAGTGTTGTAAACGTACAAAATAATTTATTATTCAAATCTTTAATATTTAAGGTGTCGGCAAAATCATCCACCTTATACATATATTCAAGATTATTGGAAATTGTAGCTTGATCCATAACTGTATTTTATTTGTAACTTATTATCTTTAAATACCTTCATTATATCTTTTATAACTTCTTTTTCAGATTTGTCAACATCCAAAAGGAAAGAATCGTAAGTGTAAAGGATTAACTTAGTATTTTTTCCTCTTAAAAGTTTTAAAATTTCCCACAATATACGAACGTTCGTAGACGTTTCCAAGTTTTGGAGAACGTAATTCAATAATTTTTGTGGTTTCATATCTTCTAAATTCTCGTCGATGAATTGATGCCCCGAAATAGGACTCTCAATCCAACCATTTTCTTGAAAATTAGCCCACAATTCGTCAGTATATACTTGAACCTTTTTAAAAAACTCCAGGTCCTTATACTGCTCAAATACTCCTCCGTATAGTTGTTTAAACGTCAGCTCCTTAGCTTTTTTGTAATCCACCTTATACATTTCAGCAAAGGCACTATGAATGTCTTTATCACCAAAATCATAATCGACCAACTTAGCCAAAAGAGTAGGATGGTAAGCACTAATATCCAACTCAAAAAGAAAATCATTCCTTGGAATAATAGCTTCCCTAGATCCGTTTTCTTTATTGAGTGCGGCATAATTTACTCCTCCGAATTTGTTTGAGGGGCGTCCGGTGAGGGTTTTGAAGTTGTATTGTGTGTAGACGAAGTCGGAATCGACATTGTGAAAGTGCGAAACAAATAAGGGTCTATCAATTCGTAAACCACTTCTTTCAATGGCGTTGAATACCACTGTGGCATAGTTGTTGTAAAAGTTGTTGATTGGTACATCGAATCTTTCTTTTAAGTCATTATATAATTTTTCACAATACTCATAATGCTTGGTTATAGGTATTATCCTATTTAAGTCTTTTTTATGAGGATATTTTGAGTAGTAGAATGTGTGTGTTTGTGTCCATTCCTGTATATACGTAGGCTGGGATAGTGTTGTGTCAAAAAGAGTTTTAAGCGTAAAATAATGCAAGAATTCCTTTTTGTCCCTCACATATATTTTTTCGTATTTCTCCAACACTTCTTCTACCTCGTCTATATCGAGTGACAAAGTTTCACTATGCGAAATGGGCAAGATATAACCTTTAGTACAATTTAACGGTCTTATATAAATACTACACACATTGTTTTGACAAGGATGCACCGCATTACTATAAGGGATTATCTCTACAAAGACTTCCTTATAGCCACTATTGCGGAATGTATCAAATTGATCCTTACTTTCTACTAGCCAAAACATAACTTTAGTTTATACCTAAAGATACGAAGTTAAAAGCAAAAGACCAAATTAATCTTTATAAAATTTTAAATAATTTTCCTTAAGAAATAAACCCAGACCAATTCTTCTACTTCTTCTTTCTTCAATTAAAACTATATTCCTATTAGTATTATAAACTTCTTTTTGGTCACCTACTAAAGTCCATTGAATTTTAAAAGATCTATATAAATCATAAGCCCACTTAGGATCTCTTTTATTTAAGTTCTTATAAGTATCTTCATTTATTTCTAAATAAATTAATTCATTTCTTTTTTGAGCAAAGTATCTTGTAAATGCCCCTAGATTATAGTCATCTTCAGTAGGGTTAGGATAGTATTGTTGAGGTAATAAAGTTGTTTTACCCCAATCTACATTTTTAATTGAATTATAAACTTTAAGATCTTCCATAGAATTAGGATTTTGGTTGGCAAATTGACCATCAAAATTTTCTACATACTGTTGAAATCCACTTCCATTAGAAGGATCATTAGCTGTAGTTTCCCAAATATTATTTGTAGCTTCGGCTCCCCTAATTATTTCTCTAACAGGTTTATCATCAGGATTTTTACCTGTGAAGTATTTTCCGGTATAAAGTTGGTGATAACTTCCAGCATAGTTTTCTCCTGTACTCTTAAGGATAAATTCACCCCCAGGAGTATGTAAATCAGGTTTTATTCTATTCTTTGGGATATACATTAGCTAATAAGTAGTTTACGGGAGGGTTTAGCATTTAAAAAGTTTTGGACTGCAGGGTCGCTAAAATCCTTAGGTAATTGACCTTCACCAACATCATTTAAATTCTTAATTTCCATTAAGAAAGAACCTTCATTGTATAAAGTGCCAATTAACTTGTCTACAGCTTCTTGAGATTGAGCTTTAGATGGATTTAAATAACTATCTCCTGTTCCTTTAGGGTTTTTACCATTTTTCTGCTTTAAATTAAATTTAAGACCAGGGCCAAGACAACCTTGTAACCACCCAGGGGCAATTGGTGATCTGTGAATTAATACTGCTGAGCGTACATACCCATTACCATATAAAGCATTGTATTTATATCCACCTTTACCATTGCCTATTAACCAGAAACAAGCTCCGTGTTTAGGACTTTTATGGGATTTAACCCTATAAGTATCATTTGGGGGAACACAACTGACACCATTTTGGTTTCCTTTCCAAGGTAATTCAACAACAGCTAAATCATATAACTCACTACCATTAGCATCTAATACAGTCATCACACCTAATGTTTCAGTACCATTGTCACACAAACGGCGTACTCTAATTCTTACTTTTTCATCAGCAGGTGGTTTAGCTGGTGGGGGTGCTGGTAGGTTACCTCCAGCACTTTCTCCATTTTTGACACCTCCACCTGTTCCTGATTGTGAAGTAGTAGAAGATCTTAAGGGGGCTGGGGCCTTAATAGGGTCCATTGGAGATCTTGGGGATGCTATAGTATCAATTGTAGTTTTCCATTCAGTAGTAGTAATATTATGACTTAAAGATTTAATATTTATATCTATTGAATTTCTTTCATATGAAGGAGGCAAAATAGAATCATCAATAATAAATTTTTGGAATAATTGCATTCCTGAGAGGCCTTCTAGTTCTAATTTTAGATTAAAATGAAGAAATGCACCCGATTGTAATTGTTTATTTTTAACTAAAGCTTCACTTAGCATTTGGGTGTATGTTGTAGTATGACCCATTAAAGCTGAGATGTCTTCTTGGTTAAAAGTTCTTCTTGTTCCATACATAGTAATTAAATATTGCCCACCCCAACTATAAGAAGGAGCTTCTATATTTTGTTGGAACATCTCTTTCAGTTTTGTTTCAGGTTCTGTTTTACCCGTATAGTAATCTACTTTAGTAGGAATAACTCTATCTACTAATCCTCTATTGTAGCTACTAAAACCAGTAGAGTCTACCCCTATACTAGTACCACCAAATTGAGCACCAACCGTAATCATAGTAGCATAGGTATTATCTAATTCAGAATTAAGAGAAATATTTTTTACAAAACTACCCTCAGTATCAGGTTTTACCCCATAAGTATTAATTAAAGCATATTCACCATCACCTGGGATTGTATCAAATCTTTGAGGGGATTCGTCATAGATTCTAATAGTATTAGTATCTTCATCATATCTAACCATGAAAAGAGGGAAATTACCTAAACATCTAGCTATTTCACCTAATAACCCATTTACAAGAGTAAGTAAAGATATAGCCCCATCTTCATCAGTACCCGCATTTTCTAAAATAGTAGCTACAGTATTAATGTTCATATAAACCCACCCTAATCTAGCTATATATTGTTCCTTTTTGAAAAAACTAGATATAGTTTGCATTTCCATATTAAGATCATAACTAGGTATTGAAAAGTTATCTTCACCAAAAATATCTGGGGGATTTTCATATGGGATTAATACAGATAGAGGATTTCCTGAAAACATCCCGGGCATATAAGAGAAGTAATTGTCGTCTTCTTTTAGATTAAAAAAGTCAAAATCAAATCTAAATAATGGTGTTTTCTTCTCTCCCTGTTCATCATAAAGTAAAAGTTTATTTTGAATTAAAGCTAAGAGTGCCCCAAAACACATATATACTTGAGGAGACTGAGCCATAGCTATAGCTGTGTCTGTTTTTGTATTTGTAAAAGTGACAAATGCATTTGGGATCTCTAACTTTTCATTAGTAAACCCCTTAGCAGGGTTTTGAAAATCTTCAAGTATTAAGGGTCTAAAGTCATTATCTTTTCCGTTTGACCAACTTGTCATATATTGTTCAAATAAGAAGAAATTTAAAGCAGTTTTATGAGCATTTGCTATTAATGGGGGTGCTGGGGTTTCTTCACTAACTCCACTATAATCCTCATTGTATGTTCCAAAAATTCCAAGGCTATTCATCATCTGATTATATGGGTGCTCGCTATTATAAAGTGCTTTCATTGTATCCGTTGGAGATGGGGTGTCGTCGGAGACTACTAAAGGAATATTTACCTTTAAAGACTCCATCATATCCCCATAACCTTGAATGTCTACTCTAATACTATAACTCCCATCAGTGGGGTTAAATGACCAATTATATTTAGAAATTTTACCAAATACTCCGTTGTAATTCCCGTATCTTGCTTTTCTTTCCTTTACAATTTTATCATACATTGTAAAGTGGGTGTGGTCTGCCTCACCTTTAGGATTAAATAAAAATTCAAAAGGTTCTGTGTAAAAGCTATCGAAGTTTTGGAGGTTGCCATCATTATCTAAATACATACTCCACCCAAATTCTAGTAACAGATTAAACCCAGGATGTTGATATAAAGTATCAATAATAGCAAATTGTTCAGGACTAAAACATTTTATGTTTATAATAGCTTTTGCTAAAGCTCCATTATTATAGTATTCTACTTGGGCATCAACAATGCCGGGCATAGGAACTAGACCTCTATTAGTAGATCCTCCCCAACCATAAGCTCCTTGAAGGTTAAGCATACCATTAGGACCTTGTACTCCTTCTTGTTGTTTAATACCTTTATTAAGACTAAATCCAGTAGCCCCAGCATCATTCCCTCCTAAAGAAGTTACACCCCCAAATAATACACTATTTCTAGCTAAATCATAACCATCCATTGTATCTGTAGGGAAACCAATAGCTTTTAAACGATGAGGAACATCTTTTTCTTCTTTGGGATCAAATCTAAGATCTACAGCACTAGCTAATCTTATCCAAGGAGTTTTGGAATGATAATATTGTAATTCTTGGGATGAGATTTTTGCTCCCTTACCTAAAGCTTTTTGTCTTGCTTTTATTTGGTTTGTTACCCAAGGTTCAAATGGACCCCCAAAAATATTCATATTATGAGTTATTTAATTGATAAAACTGTGTTAGAACGTCATTAATACCTGTAGGGATTCGGATTTGAGTCCCTTCAGCTATAAATAAAGATCCAAAATTGATATAATCCGGGTTAGCTGCTGCTATAATCCAATATAAGGATTTATCACCATAAAATTGATTAGCTAATAAATCTAACCGATCACCAAAGTCAGTAATAACCCAAATATCATTCTCACTTTCGGGGATTGTAGGATACGTTATATTTTTATAATACCTAGCCCCTAA